GTGCGCGAAATTGATAAAATGAAGCACTTTGGGAGCCGTGTGGGCCTGCCATTGTCTGTTGGGAAAGTCTATTCGCATTGTTCTTATGCGAATATCAACAGCACGTCGTTCATGTTCGATCTCCGATCGGAAACGAGTACGCCTGTGCAAGTTGACTACCTCAATGTAGGATTACTTTTCGGACAATCGAAGGTGCTTGGAGGCGAGGACGTTGCTGAGGACAGTGCATATTTGCCGCACATACTTCCGCAACTTCTTCGTGGATCTCTCCATGGCTGTGAAACAATGTATGACTTTCTTGGTCTCCACGCGGATGAGCTTCGCGTCCAGACCAAGGGACGAAACTTGTTCATTCACCCTTCGCTCGGTGGTTTCGGTGTTCCTGTTCCCGTCGGATGGCAATTCGACGTGACGACACCTCAAATCGCCGAGGCGCAGCGCATACTTCGTGGCTTGCCGAACCACGAGTCTGCGCAGTTGCCTGCCTCTTCGCGCGTCGTCCAGCGCGAGGAGAAGACTGTTGTGCATTCTCCTTGGCGTGACCTCAGTGTCACGACAAGCGTCGAGAAGCTTCGGAAGGTGACAAATGTAGATCGAAATTTGTCACAATCCCAGCTGACTCAGCTGCTCGTAGGCGTCAAAGAGATCGCTCCGATCTCACGTTTTGACTACCACGAGGAAGACTTTTCGTACGACATTCAGTGGAACTCGGTTTCCGCAAGTTTTCAAGCCGAGAACTCGCAGAGATCGGGTGAGCGAGCGTTTTCAGGGCTCGTGACCGCACGCCATCCATGGTCGTGTGATTGCGAGCACTGTAACTGAATGTGAGGGTCCGAAGACCTTAAACTACTCCGATCGGCAGGGTTGCCGTAGGGTGTTTCGTGCTTGAGGGTCCAAAACGTTCGCAAATGCAAAATTGCGGTAAATATTTACGTACTAAGGCCTGGGCAGCAAATCTGCCAGTGTGTCCGGAATGTCGAGAGACTGCACGGATCCCATGCTCTTCACCAGATAATCTCGCTGACGGCTGGCTGCCGCCGCTGAGACCACAGTGAATCATGTGCACGAGATGAACAGTCCCTGTTATTGGTCAGGGCTACCCCACAACCAAAGGATCAACACTATCATGCCAAAGAAATTTATGGCAAAAAAGAACCTGCCAAAGAAGCGCAAGTTCAACCCGGCGCCCGCAGCTCGCGGCGCCGTGTCTCGTACGCGCGAGCCGAAAATCTTCCAACGCGGTAAGCATACCGTCGTCGTTCACGAAGAGTACCTTGGCGATGTCCTAACAGACTCGCTCAACCAGTTTGCGTACGATCTCTACATCGGCAATCCTGGCGACCCCGTCACGTTTCCGTGGCTGGCCGCCATTGCCCGACGTTTCGAGTCGTATCGCTTTGCCCGCCACGTGATGCGCTACGTCGGATATGCAGGAACTAGCACGTCCGGCGAAGCCGTTCTCGCGATCGATTACGACGCGAAAGACCCAACGAATGATGAGAC